TCTCGCGTTTACTTGATCATGGCTTTTGTTCTTAAGCAGTCTAGAACCTATTGGTGGCCAATTGAATTAGTCATTCCTGCTGATGGTGGCCGCAAAGAAAAGTTTGCTCTTGAAGTTGAGTTTAGAAGAGTAGGTCAGACCCGCTTGAATGAAATCATGGCAATTGCTCGTGATGTCGAGCGAGGTCGTGCCGAACCTGATGAGGTTGAAGACCAGATGCTAGCGAAGGAAATCCTTGTTGGCTGGAAAAAAGTAGTTGATGATGATGGCGAAGATATTCCATTTACTGATGCTGCTTTGACTGAACTGTTGGAAATTGAAACAGTTGCCGGTCAAATCCTTAAACATTTTTTTGATTCTATCAAGTCAGAGGAGAAGCCTGGTAAGAGAAAAAACTGATTAGCATCGCTGAGCACTGGTTTACTGGTGGCGGCGATGCGGAAGATATAAAAAAACAAATCAATGCGCTAAATATTCAAGGCGTTTCAGAAGAACGAATTGAGCTGCCTGATTGTGAAGTATGGCCTGAGCACTGGCAAGTGCTGGAGCTGTTCTTATTGTGTGATGATCAATGGCGAATTGCTGGCGAAGCCTACCTAGGGATTGATCTGGGAGTGGTGCTGCAGGTAGCGGATGCCTATGCTGTAGAGGATAAGCGCCAGCTTGTGGAGGACGTGCAGGTGATCGCCCGGCGTGCTGCTGGCTTGCTCAACCAAGAGCGGAGGAAACGCTGATGGCGATGAACATGGATGCCGTCCTGCGGATTGTTGCAAAGGTCGTCGGCACTGAAAATCTGAGCAAGTTACAGAAAAATCTGGGTGAAATTGAGACTGGAGCCAAGGCCGCTGCCAAATCATTTGATGCTGTTGCCAGCTCAAAGATTTGGCAGGCCTCTGCTGTAGGTGCTGGTGCTTTTGTGGTGGCCATGGGCGCCAGCGTAAAAGCTGCGATTGACTTCGAGTCGTCTATGGCAGATGTTCGCAAAGTCGTGAGCGGGCTCGAAACACCACAAGCTCTGGCAGAGATCAAGAAAGAAATTTTAGATCTGTCGACTCAAATGCCAATTACGGCGCAAGGGTTCGCAGAAATCTATGCAGCTGCAGGGCAAAGCGGCATTGCAAGGGGAGAGCTGCGAGAATTTGCAACGATGGTGGGCAAAGTGTCGACGGCATTCGACATGACTGCCGCACAAGCCGGCCAGTCACTGGCTCAGATGAAGGTAGCGCTTGGATTGACGAATAAAGAGGTCGAAGCGTTAGCCGACCAGATGAATTATTTGAGCGACAACACCGGATCAACTGCGGCGAACCTCGTGGAATTCATCTCCCGCGCTGGCGCTGCAGGAAAGATCGCTGGACTGAGCGGCCAGGAAACGGTTGCGTTTGGCGCGGCGATGATTCAGGCAGGCATTCAAACCGAGGTGGCGGCCACCAGCTTCAACATCATGTTGAAAGCCCTCTCGGCTGGTACCAACATGACTGACCGGCAGACCAGGGCATTGGAGCGTTTGGGGTATAGCTACAAGCCGGTAGTGGCTGCGGAACGAGATCTAACGCGCGAGGCAGAGACGCAAAGCCGCGCACGACTTGATGCGGCGCGAGATGAAGCCGATCAACGGCTGGCTATTGCTCGTAGCGAGACCGAGAAGCTGGCTCGTGAGATAGACCGGCGGTACCAGCGGATTAAGCAGCAGCTGGAGGATCAGTGGGAGGATGAGCGCGACGCGAGGGACCGCGCAATGGCGCAGGCAAATAGGCAGGCGGATAAGGCGCTGCAGCGGCAGCATCAGCGCGAGCAGCAGGCCCTAGACGATCGCTACGACGAGCTGCTGCAGCGTGAGATGGCCCGGTTCGAGGGACGCACAGATGAGCTTGTGGAGGCCGAGCGCGACGCTGTACAGAGGCGCTTCCGTGATGCCAGGCGGGCGGAACAGCAGGCGTTGGACGATCAGTACGAGGCCAGGCGGGAAGCGCTGGACAGGCAGCGCGAGGACGAGAGCAAAACACAGCGGCGGGCCGATCGTAACCGGCAACAGGCTCAGGTTGAGGCATTGGAGGCCCGGCAAGATGCCGAACGGCGTGCGGCCAGTCAACAACAGGATTTGATCGAGCGAGTGGAGCGACGCAAGATCGAAGCGATAGAGGAGGCAGAGCAGCAGAAGCTGGAAATTGTGCGGCAACGGCAGCAGGCAGCAACGGCAGCGCAGAAGGCTCAGGCCGAGGCGGCGGCTGATGCGTGGAAATTAAGTTTTGCTGAGCGACTGCAGAGCGATGGAGCAGGCTTCCTGACGGAGGTGCTGGGCAGGATCGGATCATTGCCCAAGGGCGAGCAGTTGTCGGTATTGAGTGGCTTGTTCGGTGACGAAGCCAGGGGCCTGGCGCCGTTGCTGGGGAACCTGGAAGAACTGCAGCGCGTGCTGACGTTGGCCAATGACAAGACCCGTGCCGCTGGTTCGGTGACGCGAGAATTTGGCGTGCGTGCTCAGACGACTGCTAACCAGCTTCAGTTGCTGGCCAATAAGCAGCAGGCGTTGGCGATTGAAACCGGCGAGCGTGCGTTGCCTGCGTTTAGCAACATGCTGGGCATTCTTGATGGCGTGCTGAGCACGGTGATGGGATTCACCGATCGGATGCCAGGCGCCACCAACGCGTTGATTCTGTTCGGTGCCGCTGCGTCTGCCTTGGTATTAGCGGCACCGGGAATCATGGCAACAATTACTTTGCTAAAGAGCGCGGCTGTGATTATTGGAGGCCTTAATCTGGCTGGTTTGATTGCAGGATGGGCGCCTGTAATCGTGGGTGCGTTAGGGGCAATTGTTAAGGCAATCGGAGCAATAGGCTTGACAATGGCTGCAGCATTCCAGCTGGCTTTTGTTCCAACGCTGGCATGGATGAGTAGCGCACTTGTGCCGGCTCTGCTGGCGTTTTTCTCGGGACCTGCGAGCTGGACGGTGATAGCTGTTGCTGCAGTGGTGGCGATGGCGATAGCGTTCCGAGAGCCGATCATGGGGTTCCTGTCGTGGTTGGCCGCAGCGTTGCAGTCACTACTGGTGCAGCCATGGGTTAACCTGTGGAACAACCTGTTACGCAATCCTGTAACTGCGATGTGGGATTATATGAAAGCAGTATTTATTACGGCAATTACGGCGCTTTATTCTATCGTTTGGCAGTTGTATGTGCAGCCGTGGATCAATCTTTGGAACAACGTGCTCCGCGAACCTGTAACGGCAGCATGGGAATGGATAAAAGCTGAGGTTTCAACATTCCTGACGGTTATCAATAATGTTTTATACGACACTTTTGTGCAACCCTGGATTAATCTTTGGGATGAAGTGTTACGCAAGCCTATAACTGCAATGTGGAAATGGTTTAGGTCCGAACTTATTGCTGTTGGCAAAGGAGTTCAGGCAGAGTTTGTAGCGGTTGGCGAATTTTTTAGCCTTTACGTTGCCACTCCAATTCATAACGCTTGGGATGCTGTTACAAGCTTTATTCCTAAAGCAATGAACAAAGTGGGCGAAATTGTTAAGACGATATGGGTAAACATTGTCAACAGCATCCGCGGAATTTTTAACGGATTTTTGCAGGGCATCGCAAACACAATCAATAATGTGGCCAGTCGAATTAACCAGCTAATCAACCAATTTAACAGGCTTCCGGGGCCAGATATTTCCCCGTTGCCGATGATGAGCATTCCCCGTTTTGCCACTGGCGGCTTTGTGACCCGCCCAACGATCGCGCAGATTGCGGAGGCAGGGGAGCCAGAGTACGTGGTGCCGCAGTCGAAAGCTGTGATGTTTGCCAACAACATTGTGGCCGGCCGGAGGGGACAGCAGGCTCTGGAGCGCAGTAGCGGATCCATAGCTATTGGAGGCCGGCAGTCGATGGATGCGCCTGTCCGGCTGCCGGTATCACGATCTGCTCCTGTGATGGCTCAGCCGCCCTCTACGCAGGGGCAGGTGGCGCCATCGATCGGAACAGTGGTCATCGCCCCGCGGTTGACCGGGCCCGTCACTGAGATTGATGGCAGGCGAATGGTGAGTTACGACGACCTGGAAAATGCAATGAAGGCCACGGCTGAGGGAATCCTCGGTAGATTGCGCACACCGCACGCGCGGATAGCATTGGGCACACGCTAATGGCCAGGGCAACTATACAATATCTGCGGATATTTACAACTGATAGCGTAACGTTACATCGTTGGCAGCGATATTCTAGCGAGCGTACAATAGTATGGAATGGCGATAGATGGATTTATGTAAAGTTTACGGCAGATGGATTCACAGCTGGAGTAAGCGGCGATGAAACCAACGTTACGGTAACAGCACCAGCGACACCGTTAGTGCAGCAGGCATTTGAAGATGCGATGTTTAACGGTTATTTTGTAGAAATGATGTTGTATCAATTCAATTCTGAATTTAGCAATATCGTTCCTGTAGATTCGCAGACATTGATCGGGCGATATGTAGGTCAGGTTGTTGGTGGGATCATGCGGGCTACTACAATGACATTACAGTTAGGCACTGCATTGTCGCCAGTAGGTGCTCAGTTTCCACCTCGTACATTGACGACGGCGATCATGGGGCAGGGGGCAGTGTTATGACGTGGATGGCGGCGACGGATCCGCTAGCGCTGTTGGCGCTGCAGACAGTCGTGGGTTCACCGTCTACCGAAGCGGCGGCAGTTGGCACCAGCCAGTTGAGCAGGCCCCAGGAAGCGGCACGGCTTGGCGAGCCGGTGCCAATTGTGTTCGCGCGTCGACGAGGCCAAGAAGGCGGTGTAATGATTTCGCCTCGTGCTACTGAAGCCAGGTTTACCAACAACCAAACAACCAATGCGGTAACGGCGTCATACCATCTGGTGCTGAGCGAAGGTCAGATCGCGCCGATAGAACGGCGAGATTTATATCAGGGGCAATGCAGGGTAGGGAGCTATGTGCAGACGTTCAATCGTCGAGCTGGCACGTGGGATCCTGGAAACTTTATCGTACCGGTATCTGGATTTGATACACCAGAGTGCCCACAATACTGCGGGTCTGTTGGTACATATAAAAGCATATCTACTTTAAGTTACCAGATTACAGTGCCCGATGGAGATGATAACTGGAATCTACAAGTGCATGCGTTTATTCGTAACGGCATGCCAGTACAAAGGCTGTATGATAATGCATACGGGCCAAGTGATAATTTTTGCGATTTGGTGCTGTGGGCAATTGTAAACACATATCGGGTACCAGCTGATTTGATTGACGTGCCTGCGTTCACCATGTCGGCAGCATTTTTAGAACGATATGGGCTCAGATGCAATGGTGAGTTCAAGGATAGCAATAATGTACCTGATTTTATTGCACAATGGAGCAGATATTTTCTGCTACGCGAGACTAACAACAATGGGAAAAAAGGTCTTCGGCCAGTATTGCCGGTGACAGAATCGGGGGTGTTAATTACGGATCCGATCGAGCCGGTCTATACGTTCACAGATGATGTAATAATGCCTAATAGCTTTGAGGCTAATGTAACGCCATTAGCGGATAGGCTACCTTTTGCCGTGCATATTATGTGGCGACAACATCCTGACGGGCATGATATAGATACGGTCAGGACTGCGGAAGTACGATTCGCGGGACAGGCGGTAAACGGCCCTTACGAATCGCATGATTTATCACGTGTTTGCACAACTGAACTTCATGCAGTCAGAAGTGGAGCGTATCTAGTGAGCCGCCGCTTGCGGTGTCATCATACTGCAAGACTTACCGCAAGGCCTGAAATCCATAATCGAATTTTGAATCAAGGCGATGTAGTAAGGGTAAGGATTAAGCGCAAAACACCAAACATGCAGGAATCGTTTCATGATTGGTTGTATCAAATTGAAAGAATTAGCAAAAGCCTAGCAGGTGAAACTGTTTATGAGTTGGTTCATTTTCCGATAGATAGCGAAGGGAGAAGCCTGATTACTCAAGATGTTTTGGCAG